CTATGTTTACAATTTATGATTGGTATTTGCAATTGCAGCAAGCAATACAAGATAATCCAAAAGCAAAAGCATTTACATGTAGGGTAAATCGATTAGCAAGTTTAAGACAAATGGTTCCTGGAGTAGACCCACATAATCACGACATGTTTTATCACAGAAGACTAGGAAAATATTTAGCTAAAAAATATTGGGGTAAAACATCTAATCATTCTAATCCAAAAGAAGCAGGTCATTATTCTGGAACTTTTTTGTGTGTGCACATAGGTACTATGAAATCACTCGGAGGTTTTCCAAGCACAGGCGATACTCTTGGACAAGATAATTTAATACATAAAAAAATTATTGAGTCTGGATATGAGTTTCATGTGTGTGATGGAATTTATATATATCATTGGTATAAAGCAGATAATCCATATGAACATTCTAAACAAACTATAGATAGTTTAGAACAAATTCATTTTGAAACAATAAGGAAAACATAATGGAAATAGACTATCAATTAATAAAAAGACTAGTTGATAAGAGAATAGATTCTCTTAAAGATACTCTTGTGTACTCTGTTGACAAATTAGAGCAACTTCATTATATTAGAGGACAAATCAAAGGCCTAGAGTCTTTGCTTCAGGATCTTAACGACCTGCAGAAAAAACAGGAGCAACTAAATGACAAAGAACTTAGAGACTTCAAAGGAAGTACCTAAAAAAACAGAAGCATTACTTAATGCTTACAAATCACGAGACGAAATAGAAAATACCGTACTAGATGCAAAGAATGTAGAGAAGGATAAAAATCTTCTTGACAGGCTTCCATCTCCTACAGGTTATCGTATTTTAGTTTTACCATATGCTGGTCCTAAAAAAACTAAAGGCGGTCTATATCTTGCTGATACAACTCAAGAAACAATACAGATGACAACCGTATGTGCATACGTATTGAAGATGGGGGATCTATGCTACAAAGACAAAGAAAAATTTCCTAATGGACCTTGGTGTCAAAAAGGAGATTGGGTTATCTTTGGAAGGTACGCTGGATCTAGATTTAAAATAGAAGGCGGAGAAGTTCGTATTCTAAACGATGACGAGATAATCGCTAAGATTAATAATCCGGAGGATATCTTGCACGCATACTAACATACGCAATTAAAACAGGAGCTACTATGGAACTAGAAGAAACTAAAAAATCACCAGATGTGGAATTAGACACTGACGGTGTAAACGAACAATCAGTAGAAGTTGAAGAACAAAAAACAGAATCTACTGAACCTCAATTACCTAACGAAGAAGTTGATTTAGGTTATACAGAACCTAAAAAAGAAGGTATTGAAGGAATCACAGTTGAACAATTAGAAGAATCAAAACCAGAAACTAAGGTTGATAATTTATCTGATGTTTCAGACAAAGTTAAACGAAGAATTGATAAATTAACTTTTAAAGTTAGAGAAGCTGAAAGAAGAGAAAAGGCTGCTATCGAGTATGCACAAAGTATTAAAAAAGAATTAGATAATACTAATACTAGATTCTCTAAAACAAGCAAAAGTTATATTGAACAATTTTCTGCAAGAGTTAGTGCTGAACAAGAGAAAGCTAAAACTGCATTAAGAGATGCTATCGCAGAACAAGATGCAGATAAAATAGCTGAAGCTAACTCAAGAATTGCTCAATTAGCTGTTGAAGCTGAAAAAGTTAAAATGACTGCTGCAGAAGAGGAAGCTAAAGAAGAAAGAATAAAATCTCAAGCAGCTCAACAACCTCAAACTCAACAACCTCAAAACCCTACCTATCCACAACCTTCTAACAAAGCAAGAAACTGGGCTGAGAAGAATGAATGGTTTGGTTCAGATAGAATTATGACAAGTGCTGCATTCCAAGCACATCAAGATCTTATCGAGCAGGGGTTTGACGCAGAGAGTGATGAGTATTATAATGAAATTGATAAAGTTATGAAGGAAAATTTTCCTCATAAATTTAGTCAACCACAGGAGCAAAAGAAACCCGTCCAGACTGTTGCTTCTGCACAAAGAAACCAAAGCGGACGCCGATCAGTGAAACTCACCAAGTCACAAATAGTTATCGCTAAAAAACTAGGGGTGCCACTAGAGGAATACGCAAAATACGTGAAGGAGAATGCAAATGGATAATATAAAAAGAACCTCACGCGAGTCAGAAACTAGAAATACTGAAAAGAAACCTAGTGCCTGGGCTCCACCATCCAGTTTGGATGCACCACCTGCACCACAGGGTTATGCCCATCGTTGGATAAGAACGAGTGTGGCTGGATTTGAGGATACAGCTAATGTAACCAAAAAATTCAGAGAAGGTTGGGAATTTGTAAGAGCAGAGGAGATTAAAAACTCAGCTGACATTCACAAATATCCGACAATTTCGCAGGGACAATATGAAGGGTGTATTGGAATTGGAGGCCTTGTGTTGGCAAGGATACCTGAAGAGATATTAAAAAGCCGTGCCGAGTATTTCAGTAAAATTACTCAAGACCAAATGACCGCGGTTGATAATGATCTAATGAAGGAACAACGACCTGAAATGCCGATCAATATTGATAGGCAAAGTAGAGTTACCTTTGGTGGTAGACGTAAAGACTAATTTTTTAGTAATAACTAACCTACCCACGATCGGAACTCTTAATTGTAATAAATGTTTAAATAGGAGAAAAACATATGGCAAACGTAAGTGAACAGTTCGGTCTAAGACCGTACAGAAAACTAGACGGAACACCATTAGTTGGCGCTCAAAACAGATATACAGTTAAGTCCGGATATGCAACTGCAATTTATCAAGGAGATTTGGTTATACCAACCTCTGCTGGTAATATTGAAAAGCATACTGGAGGAACTAGTAATGCTGTTGTGGGAGTCTTTAATGGCGTTTTCTACAACGATCCGACTACTCAAAAGCCAACATACAAAAACTACTACCCTGGTTCAGTTACACCAACTGAAGGCAATATTACTGCTTTCGTTGTTGACGATCCAGATGCAGTATTTTTAATGGATGCTGACGCGGCTTTTACAAGAGCGGATTTATACAAAAACTACGGTGTAACAAATACTACAGGCGTTACACAAACAGGTATTTCAAAAGCACAACTTGACGTAGGGACTTCTGGTACTGCAACTACTTTCGCAGTTCAAGCGATTGATATTTCGCAAGATCCAGATAATTCTGATACAAGTTCTGCTAATGCGAACATACTTGTTAGAATCAACAATCACTTCTTTAGAAGTGGTACAGGTATAGCGTAATAAAGGAGAAAAACTATGGCAATATCACGATCACAACTAGTTAAAGAACTAGAGCCGGGTTTGAATGCTTTATTCGGCCTGGAATATAACAGATACGAAAATCAGCACGCGGAAATTTTCCCAGCTGAAACATCTGACAGAGCTTTTGAAGAAGAAGTAATGTTAAGTGGTTTCGGTTCAGCACCAGTTAAACAAGAAGGTGCTGGAGTAGTGTTTGATCAAGCAACTGAAACTTTCACTGCTAGATACTCACACGAAACTATCGCATTAGCATTCTCAATTACTGAAGAAGCTATTGAAGATAATCTGTATGATAGATTAGCTGCAAGATACACAAGAGCTCTTGCAAGATCTATGTCTAACACAAAACAAGTTAAAGCTGCATCAGTGCTTAACAACGCTCAAAAAGCAACTGGTTTCAATGGCGGTGACGGAGTACCTTTAATTAGTGCTTCACACCCACTTGCAACTGGTGGAACTTTTTCGAACGTTCTAGCAACTGCTGCTGACCTTAACGAAACATCTTTAGAGCAATCGTTAATCGATATCTCTGGTTTCGTTGATGAAAGAGGCTTAAAAATAGCTCTTATGGGCAGAAAAATGATAATTCCAAAAGAATTACAATTTACTGCTGAAAGACTAATGAAGTCTCCTCAAAGAGTTGGCACAGCTGATAACGACATCAATGCTATCGCAAACATGGGAATGATTCCTGAAGGTTACAGAGTTAATAACTTCTTAACTGACACTGATTCATTCTTCATCTTAACTGATGCTCCAAACGGTTTTAAACACTTCATCAGAAGTCCAATTAAAACTGCTATGGAAGGTGATTTCGATACAGGAAATGTTAGATTCAAAGCTAGAGAAAGATACTCTTTTGGATTCTCTGATCCAAGATGTGTATTTGGTAACGGAAACTTACCAACTAGCTAATAGTCAAACTATTAGACCGTAAGGTCACTTAAAAGGGGCGGAGTTTACTCTGCCCCTTTTTTTATGTATAATCAAAACACCTAGAATAATTAATTTGTTGTGTAGACTGACTAGGCAGACGGTATAGAGACTACATAACTAAGGCTATACACAAAGGAGAATATTATGGCAAACACTACATTTTCGGGTCCAGTAATATCTAAAAATGGATTTTACAACACAGGCCCAGGTAACGTTGTAGATGCTGATTCTAACACTTCATTAACAGTTGCTGCACATGCAGGAAAAATTGTTCACAATGATGCTGCTGGAGCAGTAACTTATACATTACCAGCACTAAACGCTAACGCAGACTCTGCAGTTGCAGGTCCACAGGACTATAACAATGCTAACAACATTGGTGCAAAATTTACTATTGTAAGTTCTATCACTAAAACAGGAAGTTTAATTGTTAAAGTTGCGAATGCAAATGACATCATGACAGGTATGGCAACTATTGTTGATACTGACACTACAGATAACATGGAAGGTTTCATGACAGCTGCAACATCAGACACGATCACATTAAATGGATCTACAACTGGTGGTGTAACACATGCAACTATTGAATGTGTGGCTTTAAGTTCAACACAATGGAAAGTTTCAGTAAATACTGGTGGAACTGGCGATTTAGCTACACCATTTAGTGCTACTGTAAGTTAATAATTAAAATCGTGGCTCCTTCGGGAGCCACAACTAAGGAGAACACATGGCAGCTAAAAGTGATATACAAGCGACTAGATCTGCAGCAGCTGCAGGAGCTACAGCTATAATTCCTAATCCAATTAGATTAAAAGGAATTATAATTGCCTCTAGCGGTGGTGGGGATGGTTTGTTAGAATTAACAACAACCTCTAATGCTGGTGATACTTTGTTTATTGGTGATGTGCCTAGTGGAGATGTAGTTAATTTTTCATTTCCAGAGGATGGTATTTTATTTCCTCAAGGTATTTATTGTAAAACAAAACAAAATATTACTGCTTATACTTTATTAACAGATAAATATTCAGGACCTAATCTTACTGGTCAAAACGGATAGTTATTATGGATTACTATGCTGATCTAGGTTTAGAAATAGACAGCTTTGCAAAAGGCGGTATGCCTGCGCGAAATAAAAAAAATTATCGTTCTACTAAAAGTGGAGCGGGAATGACTCGTGCAGGTGTAGCAGCTTATCGAAGAATGAATCCTGGATCTAAACTTAAAACAGCAGTAACAGGTAAAGTTAAAAAAGGAAGTAAAGCAGCAAAAAGAAGAGCTTCTTACTGTAGAAGATCTGCTGGTCAAATGAAAATGCATAATATTAATTGCAGTAAAACACCAGATAAAAGAATATGTGCTGCAAGGAGAAGGTGGAAATGTTAGATGGCTTATTTAAATGCAAACATACCACCGATCTATTGTAAGATTAGAAAGGAGTATCTTTATGACCTTAAAGAACATCATGGAGAAAGCGAAGACTGTGTTATCTTCGGTCTCA